CTATGAAGGATATGGAATTTAAAAAGAAACTGATCGCCATGCGAAACAGCATCCAGGACTACCTGGACGCTATGGACATGGACGAGGTAGACAAGAAGCCCGAAAAGGGAGAAAAGAAACCCGAGCCTAAAGGCTCTGACAAGGCCGACCCCGAGGAAGACGGGGACGGCAAGAAGAAGGAGCACTGATTATGGCTGATTTCGTAAGCAACGCAGCATCGTTCATGGCAGACCCGTGGGGGCTTGGTTCCTCCTTTACGGGCGGACTCGCAAAGTCCCTCGGGCTTGACAATACCGGAAAGATTGATGCCGCCAAGGGAACCCTTGACGAGGTTCTTGCAAAGTCGCAAGGCGTTTCCGCTGCCAATAGAGGCATCTATGGGGACTACCTCTCGCAGATGCAAAACATGTATGGAGAGAACTCCTCCAAGTACAATGATGCCTTGCAGAACGTAGCCGACGCTATCGGCAACTACAAGGATTTCGAGTACACGAAGGATGTCAACTCGTTCCTAGACCCGGCAAGAGAACAGCGAGTTTCCTCTGCAATGAATGCCCTCAACAACGCTTCCGCTGCGGGTGGAAACCGATTCGGCTCCAGCTATCTGAACAAGCTTGCAGCACAGCAACAGGCAATGGCGAGCGACGAGTATGCAAAGGCATTTGACCGTATGCAGACCGACCGCTCCAACGCAATGCAAGAATGGCAGACTCAGCAGAATAAAATCAACAATCTCAATATGCTTGCCAACCTTTATGGCAACGACCGCAACCAGCTCTCTAGCGCCCTTGGTGACTATTACTCCAACATGGCAAACCAGAATACGGCGGACTTGCAGACCTATGCAGACGTGGCAGGACAGAAGGCCTCTTTGGAAACGCAGAAGGACTCGGGCGTGGGTGCATTGCTCGGCGGTGCCGGCAAGATTGTGGCAGGAATCTTCGGAGGCTAACAGATGGCATTGTCTATAAATTGGAATTGGGCTGTACCGAAAATCCAGGTCAGCAACGCATCCGAGCAGTCCATGGGGAATGCCCTCTCCTCTATCGGGGAATCCATCGGCAGCTTGCAGAGAGCACGCTACCAGAAGGAACAGAACCGTCTTGCCCAAGAAAGGCAGGAAAGGCTTGATGCTACCGCAGAAGAGGATAGGCAGAGACGCATTGCCGAAGAGGAACGCAAGAAGGCTCTCTACGGAGAGGCTGCTGGAATACTCCGCAATGAAGGCTCCGATGACCTTGCATCCCTCAAGGAACAGCAGAAGCAACTGATGAGTCAGATTGCCCAAATCAAGAATACGTGGGGTATCTAGCATGGCCACGGAAGACGAAGAAAAGAAAGGCTTTAGCGCCTCCGACATCCTGAAGATTGTCGGGGGTCTTGCCGCATTGAGTGCCCTCGGGGGCACCCGTATGGCATCTGTCGGCGGTGCTGGAGTCCTCGGGCGAGGTTCATCCGCTACGGGCAGGAAACTGCCAACTCCCGCAGAAGTCCTATTGAACACGGCTACGACCTATCCTAGCCTTACCGAAGATTTCAACTACGATGTCGCATGGAGACCCGGAGCACCTTGGCGCAACCGTTCCATCGACAGACAGATAGCCCGAAACAGTGCCGTGGCACAGAATATCGACGAGCACAACAGGGCAGTCGCAGACGGCACGGAGCAGGACTTGCTCCCGTGGTGGCCTACCGAAGATACCAAGCCCCGTAAGGAGTTCGGTGCCGGTTCTTCTGCCGTGGACGGGGTTAAGATTCTGCCGAACAACAAGATTATGGTACACTTTGCCGGTAAGCCTAGTTCCAGGAATCCCTCCAACTGGTACACGTACCTCGGTGGCAGAAACCCGCAGGAATCCTCCGAAATAGCGAAGGACCTGCTTATCTCGTCTTCTATCGGTCAGTCCCTTGCAAGGAAAAGCAACAAGGGCGACAACGGATGGTGGGCGAAAAAGTATTACGACCCTAGCTCTGCAAAGTAAGGAGTTTTTACAATGGCAGATTTCGCTTTCAGATGGAACAACTACGACCCCGCCGAGGAGGAACGCAAGCGTCAGCAGATTCTCCGTTTCGGCATCATTCCCCCCGACTCCACGGGAGGGCTTTCTCCCGAGGCTAGAGTAGCCCCGAACGGACAGCTTGTCGGTAACACGAACGACATGCGTACATGGATTCAGCAGGGCAACGAGTATGCCTCTGCACAAGACGAATCCCAGCGTAGGGCAGAAGCCATGCAGACTCTCAAGAATCTGGAGGCACAGCTAGACGAAGTGAACAGACAGATTGCGCTGATTGAAAAGGGCAACTCGGAAAGGGAAATTGCCGCCCGTGCTCTTGAGGCCGGCGACACTAGCCTCTACAATACCTACAATGCCCAGCGCAACGAAATTGCACGCAATAGGGTTGGCGGTTCTGCAACCATAGACGATATGCTCGACAACGTGAGCAGGAACATCTATGAGCTTGACTGGAACAGCATGGATTCCAAGGAACAGAAGATTCTGATGGGCGCTCTTACGGAAGCGGCATACAATGCTGAACGCAAGGCACGCACCCTCGGGATAGACCCGAACGAAAGCCAGCGTTACAGGAAAGTGATGGGTGCCATTGCCAACTATCCAGGAAACAAGGTTGCTACCGCCCAGTCCGACGGAGAGTTGTCCATAGACAATCCTACGCAGGTAAGCAATTACCTTGCACAGAGGGCTCTCAACAAGACCCTTGTGGATTCCGACATCCAGCCCATTGTAGAGTTCGTGAGCGACAAGCGTAACGAGAACGACCCCCGTACCAAGGAGTATAGAGCTCTCATAAAGGAATACAAGGGACAGACCAAGGAATCCAAGGCTTCTGCGTCCAAGCGTAAGCAGGATGCCCTTGACCTTTACTATTCGCTGAATGGTCTTTCCAAGGAAGAATCCACGAAGCGTATAGCCAACTTGTCGCCCCGTGAACGCAAACTGCTTGAAGACTTCTACCCCGAAATGCTGAAATAGGAGATTTGCTATGAGCGATGGACTTTTGCCTAGTGAAATTTTAGGTTCCGAAATTCGCCGGGGCATTATTCGCCCTGGGGATAAGGAATATTTCGTGTGGGACACTACGGGTGGACTCACGAACGAATTGCGAGAATCCAATATCTACGACCAACTCGGCAACACTTACCGTATGCGTGATGCGGAAGTTTCCGAAGAACCAACTATTCCGACCCTTGACGTGGTACTCTCCAAGCTCGGAGTCAAGGCCGACAACGACCCTACGGGTGAAAAGGCCGCACGCAAGTTCGTGGACGAATTTGCAAGCAAGCACGATGTCTGGAAGAAAAAGATTACCAAGGACCCAACTTGGGGCGAAAAGGGTTGGGAGACCGTCTACGACCTGTTCAAGCAGACTTCCGGCGACCTCATGCAGAAGGACATAGCCGAGGGCAGACGAAAGATTGCATCCGGCGAGGACGAAAAGGGATTGGATTGGCTTCAAACAAAGGTAGCAAACATTGTAGCACCGAGAGCGGTAAAGGCCGTCGAGGAAGGCAGAAGCCCCACCTTTAGCGAGGGTTTCCGAGATGCCCTCTCCAACGCCATATATGCCGTACCGGCAAGCAGAATAGCCGGAACGGCTACGAGGGCTTTACACCCGGCACTAAGGGCCGGTTCGCAGGTTCTTTCCCAGGCCGTAGCCCCGTCAGCCGTGGCTGCCATCGACTACGCGGCAGACCCGAACTACGGTGCAGACGATATGGCACTAGATGCCGGGATAGGTACGCTTACCAATCTCGGCGTGAACAAGGTACTCGGGCCGTGGCTTGCGGGTAAGATTGGTGCGCTGAACCAGAAAGTCACGAGGGGCAGGATTCCCCCGTCCGTCAAGAGGGTACTTGAGGGTGGTGCTACCCCCGAAGACCGTGCTACTGGACTTATAAGGGATAGCAAGGCTACACTGGATAAATCAAGGGAGAGCCTTGCAGGGGGTCTCCGCAGCAGCGAGAATGCCCCGTCCAAGGCGGCCGTATCCGAGGCATCGGACATCGTTGACGTTTCCGAGGCACTGAACGAACCGCTCCGCACCACTTCCGGCAAGATAATAATCAGCAAGCAGACAGGTAAGCCGATAATGGCTGGTGACATGGTACGACTCATAGAGAAGAAGACCGGCGACGAGCTCCTAGCATCCGAGGCACCCGAAGTGCTCGGTTCTGCCGTCCAGCAGTTACTGCATCCGAAATCTGCGGCTAGGGTCAACGGCATGCCGTCGAAGGAATTTGCCGAGGGAGTGAGACGCTATTCGGCAATATTCAGGGCACACCCGGAGATGAAGTCGCTCTTTGTCAAGTCTGAACCGTTCCTCTCCAAGAAACCGACTGACGCCCTCGGCAGCATCGGGCTGTCTTACGGGGTGAACCAGTTCGGCAACAATACGGAAATGGCGGCGGCTATGGCAGGAGCCCCGCTCGGAGTGGATGTCAAGGAAGTACGCAAGTCGGCAGAAGCAGGAAAGCGCAAGTCCGCCGCCCGTACGGCTGTATCGGAAATCCTCAAGGCGGAACCCGATATTACCGATACCGACCGCAAGTACCTGGAAATGGTACGGGAGAATCCCAATATCCTCAAGTTCAGCCAGGACGATGGCTTGAAGCAATGGCTTCTCACGCGTGGACACAGACTCTTGCAGGGAACTCCTGCTCACCGACCCCTCTGGGAAGTCAAGTAGAGGTGTATTTTAAGGAATAGATTATGAACGAAATCGTAGAAAAATTCCGTGCGTTCCAGTCCCGCTCCAAGAGCGGGTTCTCCTCGTTCTTTGAACGAATCAAGAAGGAAAAACGTTTCCTTAGCGGTAAGCAATGGGGAAAGGGCGACGACAAGTTTGTCGCAAAGACCCGTAACCGACAGACCGTCAACGTAATCAAGACCCAGTGCCTTTCCGTTGCCAACTCCTACTCGCAGTACCCGTACTCGTGGAAGACAGAGAACGACGATATAAACAAGCGCATCTCGGATTTCTGGAAGATAGACTCCAATAGGTTCGCAATCCAGGATGCCGTGCTCGACGTTGCCTCTTTCGGTCTTGGCGTGGTAGCCATCGGTTCGGACAAGGACACGAACGGTACGGAAGTGCCCGTGGTCTACAGCATCACGGACACCGACAGGTTCCTCCTCGACAACGAATCCACCGAACGCGACTATTCCGACGCTACCGAGACGGCTCTCATAGACTACCGCTCCCGCGAGTACATAAGGATTACCTACGGCTACGAATACCTGCCCGACGAAAAGGCGAAGCTCATCACCACTTGCGCTTCCGCATCCCAGCTCGTACCCATCATTACCTACTACTGGATGGACACCGACGGATGCCATTGCGTGACCATGGTGAACGAGAGGGTCATAGAGGGTTCGGAAATCGTACTCAAGATTTCCCGCATTCCCGTGTTCCCCATCTTCGGCGAGGCTACTTGGGATGACGAGGATAAGCCCACTTACCAGGGTTTAGTAGCCCGCTCCGAAGCCGTGCAGAAGATTGTCAACATGTGCTGGACACAGCTTGTGGAACGCCTACAGCAGTCCCCCAAGCCCACATGGCTTGCCTATGCCGAGTCCGTGAAAGACCTGGACACGTACTATAAGAATGCCGGTACAAGCGGTAACCCGCTCCTGCTCGCACAGAGACTTGCGAACGACGGAAAGACCCAGCTCCAGCTCCCGACCCGTCTTGACAACACAATCCAGTACAACGACGTGGTATCTGTCATAGAGGGCTCTACGAACCTCATGACGAGCGTTACGGGCGTGGACTCCAAGGGTCTTGCCGACATGGAGAACAACGTAACGGCTACAGCCGTGAACTACACGGCACACGTGTTCAAGAACAACATAGCGCATTTCTACAATGCCGTGCAGATGGCCATGAAGAGCCTCGGCGACACTATGATGGTGTTGCTCGGTTATCCCGGAGTCAAGGTGACCGTGGTGCAGGGTCCCAAGGAACTTGATGACCTCGTGTCTGCCCGTCAGCAGATTACGGCGCTCCTCCCGATTGTGGATCAGCAGTATAAGCCTAAGATGGTGCTCTCGCTCCTCAAGACCTATCCCGACAATACTGTCCTGTCTGAACTCTACAAGGAAATGTCCGCACAGCCCGAGCCGAACCCCGAACTTATCCAGGCACAGCAGATTGTTCAGATGCAACAGCAGCAGATACAGAAACTCACCGACCAGATTAAGGCACTGGAAGAACAGAGCCGCTCCTTGGATAAGTCCTATGCGTTTGACCTTGAGAAGATGAAGCTCCAGCACCAGTACGATATGGAAGACGAGATGCTGAAAGCCCAGCTCAACCAGGGTGCAGATGCCGAAAAGGAACGCGCCGAGGTGACCAAGGCACAGCTCGGAGTGGAAAAGGAAATTTTATCTTTAGATAGAGAAAAGACTAAGACGGCACAGACCGTAGCCAATGCGATGTTCGGAGGCGTATAATGAAGATTGCGATTACATCCAACGGTGCATTCATAGATCAGCGTGACGGCTCTCTCGTGGAGGGTCGTCTCTCCGTGTATCTGCGTGATTCCGATGACCTCGCTACCACCTACACCCTTGAGGGAAACGATTTCGTCCAGGCGGAAAACCCCGTGCTTCTGCATAGTGGTCTCCCCAACGACACCCTCTTTGCCGATGCAGGGATTTACCGCCTCAAGGTTGAGAAGTACACGGGTCCGGAAGGACAGATGTCCGTTGATGCAGACCCCGCCTACTTTGAACAAGTTGACATTTACGAGGTCGGTTTTGACTGGGATTCTGCCGTTACCAACGCACAGAACGTGGACAGCATAGATGACTTGCGTTCCGTTGACCCGAGCGTGGGTTCTGTCAATGTCCTCTCCTACTACTCCATCGGCGATGCACCTTCCCGCACCTATGTGTGGGACGGCGCATCTGTAGACCAGATTGACGGCGGTTATGTGGTGGGCTCCGACGTGAGCGACACGGGTAGGTGGATTCTCCTTTGGGGTGACGAAATCCTGCCTTGCACCGTTTACGGCGTATCTGCCGGTCACGAAGCTAACCTCAATTCCCTTTTCCAGTATCCGAGACTCGTGGGCTCGTTCAGTTTCGTTACCGCCCCGTGCATACGCTTTACCCGTGGCAACTACACGACAGCCGTGAACCTCACGACCGACAAGGAACTTGTCTTTGATGGCGATGCAAAGTTCACATTGGCCACAATCCAATGCCCGCGAGTACGAGTAATCGGTTCCCGCAGTTCCTACGTTGGGGACTTTGCCCTCACGGCACCGGATGCCGAGGCACATTCAAGTTGGTTCCGCACTCTCAATGCATTCTGGCACTGCGGTGCAAAGTATCTCTACATAGACAGCACCAACTACTTTGAGTCCTCCGTGGTCACGGCAAACGTAGACCTCACGGGCAAGGTCGTTGTTGGCTCTACCCGCATCGAGGCTACCTACGCCGCCAACAAGTACATAAGGCTCGGAGTGAACACTGTAGTCACGGGCAGAATCTTCAACCCGGCTACTGACTACGTAAAGATTGGCAACGGGCTTGGCGACAGGATGTTCCTCGTCACGGGCAACTGGGACCCAGGTCTCATTACCGACGGGCATCACGTGGAATATGAATATGTCCCCGACCTCGACCTGTTCGAGAACGAGGACAGATGGCTCAAGACAATGGTGGAACGCAGGGCTCGCCTCAATTCTACCTTGTGGCCCGACTACGCGATTGATTTCCATTCCCGCACCACCTCCTCCTCTGCGGACATCGGCACGTTCACGAAGGTGTGCAACCTCGTTGCGAAGGGTGGCATCGTGGTGCATTCCGACTGCACGCTGAACAATGTGGAAGGTGTTGTCACGGTCAATGCCGACTCTTGTGCGTTGATACTGAAGGATAGTGTAGTCACAATCGACCAGAACAGCCTCGGTCTTACGGGCTTGCAGTCCGAGGACAGCGATATCGTGGTTCCCGGCACGGCAGGCATAGACCCCGCAGACACGAGCGTGATGGTAAGGGGAGGGCAGTTCTCGGGCTATATCAAGCTCTCCGATGCCCACGCCAACACCTATGCGATGAACAAGACTGTATCCTTTACGGGAGTCCATTTCCCCACGCATTTCAAGTGGAGAATCAATGTGGTAGCCCTTTTCCGTTGTACGGGTTCGGTGTCCTTGGATATCCTCCCGTATGCCAACGGGTCTGACTACAGTTACTCCTGCAATTTCACGGAAAACGTGTTCAACGGGGCTTCCATGCTTTCGTTCACGATGTTCGGGAACGAGACATACCAGCACCAGGAAATCGCGGGAAAGGTAAATTTCAACGGGGTTCGCATCGTAGGCAACTCCTTCAACGGATCAGACCCGTACGGAATTTACCTTATGCGCTGGCATCCCTATTCGCTCGCCCCGTTCATGTCTTCCAGTACGGGTACTTATGAGTACCACGGAAACAGCGGTGCTTGTCCCAGACCTACCCCCGGAAGCATAGACAACGTGGGCGAATGGACTGGGGAACATACCGCGGGGACCTTAAAGTGGAGAGTGTCCGAGCACACCTACAATGTGTTCGCCCCCTATGCCTCTTCCAACGACGGCTCCGTCGGGGAATGCAGGGACGTGAGCGGTCTTGTGTCAGCCCCGTCCGCAACCTCAATCGCATACATCGTGGCCGGTTTCGGGGATACCTCCGGCATGAACGTGGTGGCTACGGGATTCAGCAACGGCTCCCAGCTACCGAGCGACCTTTCCGAACTGTGGAACCCGCAGAAGAACAACCTGTTTATCGTCAAGGCCTGTATAACGGTGGGGCTCCCCGCGGTACCCTCCTACAATTCGGGCTACACGATTTGGTACAATTTAAACGCAATCTAACAGAGGTTTCTTGAAATGGCCCTTGCTTATCTTCTTGACCCATTCATCGAGCACCAAAACCTCGCCGGCGTGAATAATGTCAACGGCTACTTCGAGGTGTTCTACGACCAGACTGACGACCATGCAACCGTGTATACCGATTTTAATGGGACATTGGCTCCCGAACGTATAGTCATAGACAACAGCGGTCGCTGCGTCATGGTCGCGGATTCCTCTCGGGTTTATAGGGTGGAAATGTACGAGCCGAACGGAGCTCTGGTTTACTCGCAGTATCCCGTGTGGTGTTTCGGTAATGGAGAGGGCGGTTCCTCCTCTACCGATATTATCTCCACCGATGGTAGCGTCGCCGTAGACAAGACGCAGATTGGGAGCACCACCCAGTACGACTTGAGCGTTGCAAAGGATTCTGCCGAGAACCTTGAGTGGGCACGTTGCACGGAAGCACGCAACCCCACGTCCAACGTGTTCTATCCGATAGGAGACGAGGGGAGCACGCTGTTCAGCGACAACACGGGCCTCGTACTCACGGAGAATGGGCTCTACCACGTCACTCTCAAGATGAGGGCTACCAAGTCCGCTGCGGTTCCGTTCTATGACAAGGTGAATATCCTCGTCAAGACCGACGACGGCACGGTAACGTCGGAACAGATTGAGTTCTCCGCGCTTATCGACGGCTCTCTCGGCTTTAGTCAGGAATTTGAAATCAGCGGTGACATCAAGACGGGTTCTGCGGACACCACGAGGCTGTTCGTGGCCGTGGAGGACACTAGCGTGGCGGGTGTTTCCTACGAGTTTGTCGGCATGGACATCCACCGAATATTTTCTGGAGTCCCCCATATTCCGGGTCTCAATCTCGTGGCTGGCTCCAACATCACGCTGACCAAGAACAACGGCAACCTCACCATCGCAAGCAGCGGGGGAGGCGCGAGTTATTCCGCAGGCAACGGGATAAGCATACAGAACAACGTAATTTCCGCTGACGTGTTCAGCATCAACACTATCCAGGTTTCAAACATCTAGCAATAGGAGGCCACAATGGCTACTCTCGTAAACCAAATAAATAATATGGACATTTATGCCGCACGCGCCGAAGCCGACGCCAACGGCAACAATATCGGCACCACCTACGCCACCAAGAGTGAACTCCCCGACGGAGTTCCCGCAGTCACTTCCGGGGACAATGGCAAGGTGCTCAAGGCCACCTACTCGGGTGGTCAGGGCGTGTACGGCTGGGAAACCGACACGTCTGACCTTCCGGACATCACCGGAAACGCTGGCAAGATTCTTGCCGTGAACAGCGGTGCTACCGGAGTGGAGTGGGTGAGCCAGATTCAGATTGGCACTACCACCGTATAGTTTGTACTTAACAGCATCCCGGATGCGGGGTGCCCCATTCCCCCAAGGAGTTTTAAAATGCCCGAGACGCTCGTAAACCAGATTGACAATAAGAACATCTACGCAAGCCGTGCCGTGGCCGACGAGGACGGCACTAATATCAAGACCAGTTATGCTTTGAAGAGCGAGATTCCTACAGTCCCCACGATGAAGAACCTCGTGGCGGGAACCAACGTATCCATCACGGAGACTGCCAACGGCATAGAGATTTCCGCAAGCGAGGGTACTCAGGTCCAGGCGGACTGGACGGAGCAGGATTCTTCCGACCCGTCCTACATCCAGAACAAGCCTAGCCTTGCGACTGTTGCCACGAGTGGCTCGTACAACGACCTTACGAACAAGCCGAGCATCCCCGCCGTTCCGGTGCAGGACGTTACCGTGGACGGTTCTTCCGTGGTCAACGCAAGCGGCGTGGCGGAAATCACCATGCCTACGCAGGTCAACGCGGACTGGAATGCAAGTTCGGGCGTTGCCGAAATCCTCAACAAGCCTAGCCTCGCTGCCGTGGCTACTAGCGGTGCGTACTCCGACCTTTCGGGAACCCCCACGGTGGATCAGTCCTACAATGCCTCTTCCGCAAACGCGCAGAGCGGCGTAGCCGTGGCAAGCGCGATTAGTGGCAAGGAGGATTCCTCCAACAAGAAGCAGAGCATCGACGCCACGTCCACCACGGACTACCCGTCCAGCAAGGCCACGGCGGACTTCGTGAACAGTTCCGTATCCACGAACACGGCACGTTTCCTCGGCAACTTTACCCTTACAGACCTGGGTCTCTCCTACGGGGCTACGAACTCGCAGATTGCAACCGCGCTCGGTTCCTACTCCTGGCCGGCGGGCACTACCCCTACAAATAACGACTACGTGTACGTGGAGATACAGAACCCGCAGACCACCGGCATAGACGACGAGGTGAGACGATTCAAGTACAGCGGTACGGCATGGCTGTACGAGTATACCCTCAATAACAGTTCGTTCACGGCAGCCGAGAAGGCGGCAATAGACTCCGGCATCACGGCATCCGACGTGTCCGCGTACAACGCCCACGTGGCAGATACGGACATCCACGTCACCACAACGGACAAGAGTACGTGGAACGCGAAGCAGGACACCATTTCCGACCTTTCCGACATCCGTTCAGGTGCGGCACTCGGCGACACGGCAGTCCAGCCGGGAGACCTCGCCACTGTTGCTACGAGTGGCTCCTATACGGACTTGAGCAATACGCCCACGATACCCGCGGCCCAGGTGAACTCCGACTGGGACGCCAATTCCGGCGTGGCGCAGATTCTCAACAAGCCTACGCTTTCGGCTGTAGCGACCAGCGGTAGCTACAACGACCTTACGGACAAGCCCACGATTCCTACCGTACCGGTCCAGGACGTGCAGGTAAACGGCACTTCCGTGGTAAGCAACGGCGTGGCGTCAGTAACCGTCCCCGCCCAGGTGCAGAGCGACTGGTCGCAGTCGGATTCCGCGGCTATCGACTACATCAAGAACAAGCCCACGCTCGCTGCCGTGGCTACGTCGGGTTCGTATAACGACCTTTCCGACAAGCCGTCCATCCCCGCATCCCCGGTCCAGAGTAACTGGAACGAATCGGACAACACGTCTCTCGCCTACATCCAGAACAAGCCTGCTAACCTTGTCCAGGATGCAAACTATGTCCATACGGACAACAATTTCACTACCACGCTCAAGGACAAGCTCGACGGAATTGCATCCGGTGCGGAAGTGAACGTCCAGGCAGACTGGAATGAGACGAATACTTCTTCCGATGCGTACATACAGAACAAGCCGAACCTCGCCACTGTCGCCACTACGGGAGCATACTCCGACCTTTCGGGGACACCGACTATCCCCGCGGCACAGGTAAATTCGGACTGGAACAGTACGAGCGGCGTGAGCGAGATATTGAACAAGCCGAACCTCGCTACCGTTGCAACTAGCGGAAGCTATACCGACCTCACCGATAAGCCGAGCATCCCTGCCGCCCAGGTACAGAGCGATTGGAACCAGAGCGACAACCAGGCTGTCGACTTTATCAAGAATAAGCCGAGCATCCCCGCTGCCCAGGTGCAAAGCGATTGGAGCCAATCGGACAACACGCAGGTTGACTACATTAAGAACAAGCCGTCCTTGGCTTCCGTGGCTACGAGCGGTGATTACGACGACTTGTCCAACAAGCCTACTATTCCTCCGGCACAGGTACAAAGTAACTGGAACGAGAGCGATACGAGTTCCAAGGCTTACATACAAAATAAGCCTAGCCTTGCGACGGTGGCAACTACGGGAGCGTACTCCGACCTTTCTGGAACGCCGACAATCAACAACGTCCCCGCGGTCACTTCTTCGGACGATTCCAAGGTCCTGAAGGCTTCTTACAGCGGTGGCGTAGGTTCTTACTCCTGGGAATCAGAAAGCGGTGGCACCGTTACCGACGTGGAAGTGGACGGGACTAGCGTTGTTTCCGGTGGAGTGGCAAGCATTACGATGCCGACGGAACTGGTTCCTACTGTCACGAGCAACGACGACGGGAAGGTATTGAAGGCATCATACAGCGGTGGGGCCGGTACATACTCCTGGCAGACGGAGAGTGGAGGTACTCAGGTCCAGGCGGACTGGACGGAGCAGGATTCTACGGACCCGTCCTACATCCAGAACAAGCCGGTGCAGAAGACGATAACCGCCGGTACCGGCATAGCCATTACGGAATCGCAGAACTCCTTCAGCGTCTACACCGACCCTAACGTCGTTCCCACGAAGACCGAGATGAATACTGCTCTTGCCGGAAAGCAAGACACGCTTACGGCTGGTGCAGGGATTGCTATTAGCAATATCAACGTGATTAGTGTTGATAAAACTGTGCTGTGGGAAGGAAGTTCCCGTACTAACATTCAGTTATCCGAAACTATTACAAATTTTGAAGAAATTGCTGTTTACTACGACGAGGACGGGAATGGGGTTCGTCTTGCTAAATCACAGGCAACTCCGATAAACTCTAGTTCGTTGGGGTTATGTGGCACGAATTACTTTGTAGATGATACGGGTAATCCTATACATATAGATGCTATTGAATTGTCTATATCTAACGGGGTGGTGTCTATTGCCAGTGCAAATTCTAAATATATGAGTGCTACGGGAACGGCTATTGGAAATTGGGATATTGCAGGCGTAATGCTTATTAAAAAAATAGTGGGCATCAACCGCAAAGCAAGCAACTAAGGAGCATCCATGTCAGAACCAGCAGGAATCGTTATAACGTACGGCGGTGCAACCCCCCCACAGGGGTGGCTGATCTGCAACGGTGCTGCCGTTAGCCGTAGCACCTATGCTACATTGTTCAGTGTAATAGGTACAACCTATGGGGATGGGGACGGAAGCACCACTTTCAACTTGCCGGACTTGTCCGGGAAAGTTGCCATCGGCTCTTCACAGTCCCATGTACTTGCATCCACCGGGGGTACGGCTACGGAGACGCTTCTTGAAACGAACCTACCAGTGCATACCCATGATGTGCCACAGCACGGGCACGAGAACAATATAGAGGTCGCCACGCCGTCCTTGAGCCATACCGTAACGCAGCCGGGGTACACGTACAATTCGCCTAATGCAACTACGCACAGGGCTAGTTCGCAAACTACTACTCACTACACGTCTACGAGTACGGCTACGGCTTCCCGTAGTGCTAACCTGGCCATATCCAACCACCCCGCTACGGTCTGTACTTCGTCCGGTGCCATCGCTGATTGTAGTGCCATGGCTTCTAGTACATCGCAGGGTGGTGGTTCCAGTCACGACAATATGCAGCCGTATCTTTCCTTAAACTACATCATAAGCACGGGGGAATAAATGGAAATAGGTGCTATTTACTTGTTTGCGGGTTCCGCAGCCCCTAGCGGATTCTTGATGTGCGATGGCTCCGATGTCTCCAGGACAACCTATGCGGACCTCTTCTCCGTAATCGGCTCTGCGTTCGGTACGGGGGACGGAAGCACTACTTTCAACTTGCCGAACCTGTCCGGAAGGGTGCCGGTAGGCTCTACCTCCGGTATGGCTTTCGCCTCTACAGGTGGAGAGGAATCGCATACGCTAACGTCTTCTGAAATTCCGGAACACACGCACACCATTCCGCAGCACGGACATACGGATGATATTTCGTTCAAGACTCCGGTACTCGTACACAGCATAACGTCTCAGCCGTCATACAACTATAGTGCACCGAACGGTACGGTAAACAGTGGTGTCTCCGACAGTGACCAGCGATGCTATAAAGGAACTTCGAGTGCCAACGCAGGCAGGTCCGGGAATGTCTCTATCACGGCACATTCCGAAAGCAACTGCACTATGTCGGGCGGAGTTACAGACTGCGTGGCATTCAGCATGGATAACGCTGGCAGTGGAGTAGCCCACAACAATATGATGCCTTACATCACTTTAAACTATGTAATCTATGCAGGGGGTAATTGATGCCTATTGGTAGTATAGTTGCTTTTGCTAGACCTACTCTTCCGTTTGGCTGGCTCGTATGTAACGGGCTCGCTGTTCCGCGGACGGAATTTTCAGAACTTTTCGCTATAATAGGTACGACTTATGGCCCAGGTGACGGAAGCACCACTTTCAATCTCCCTAATCTTTACGGTAGGGTTGCACTCGGGTCATCTAGCGGATATGCCCTTTCATCTTCTGGGGGTTCTGAAAAAGTAAGTCTCGACCAGAGTTCCATACCGAGTCACTACCATACGGTGCCTGCACACGGGCACCAGAACAACATAACGGCTACTACGCCGGAGCTCTCCCATTCCATAACGCAGGCAACATTCACGTACACGGCCCTGGGCGGTTCGTCAAAGAAGGGTGTCAACCTGTCTATCATAAAGAGCTATTCGTCTGTAAGTTCGGCTGCGATGACCCGCGTCACCAACGTTTCAGTATCGAATCACGCTGCTGCGGACTGCACGAAAACCGGTGGAATCATTGACTGCCCACCTATGGAATCTAGCCAGACGGGTTACGGCTCCGGACACAACAATATGCAACCGTACCTTTCTCTTACCTACGGGATAAGGTTTACGGACGCCACGCAGGACCATGTGATGCTTACCTACAATGGTGCCATCGCAATTACAGCCCAAGGTGGTTACCTTTCAGGTTCACGATAGAGGATAATACCTATGCCAACAAACTACTGGTTGAAATTCGGGAACAGTGCATGCACCTTCAACGGGAAAGGCGTCGGGTGGGAACCCACGACGCTTCCCCCGTACACTATACGCCTCAAGTTCACGGACGGCATCACTCCCACGTTCGCAAAGGGAACAGGAACGCAGGTGAGCTCCTCCCCCAATGTGTGGGACTTGACATACGCCGATACAAATTGGAGCAACTTGTTATACGGCCAGAGAAACTTATTAGAGGTCGTAGCCGCGAACACCACCGGTGTTACGAATATGTACGGTATGTTCTACGACTGCATTAGACTGACGTCCGTGCCGTTGTTCGACACAGCGAACGTTACGAATATGCACCAGCTCTTCTCCCAAGCGCAGAGCTTGGTGTCCGTGCCTGCCCTAAACACCGCAAACGTTACGGATATGGGCGAAATGCTGAATGGATGCTCCAGCTTAACGTCCGTGCCGTTGTTCAACACCGCGAACGTTACGAATATGAGAGGCTTTCTGGCTGGTTGTTTCCTTTTAACGTCCGTGCCGACATTCAGCACTGCGAACGTTACGACTATGGAAAGTATGCTGGAGGGTTGTTCCCACATAACTACGTTGCCGACATTCGACACCACTAACGTCCGGTATATGCGTCGTATGCTGTGTCGTTGTTCCAGTTTGGTGTCCGTGCCGACATTCAGCACTGCGAACGTTACGGATATGGGAGCAATGTTTGAATTTTGCACCAGTTTGGTGTCCGTGCCGTTGTTCGACACCACTAACGTCCGGTATATGGAAGGTATGCTGCATGGTTGTTCCAGTTTAGTGTCCGTGCCGTTGTTCAGCACTGCGAACGTTACGACTATGGAAGGTATGCTGAAGGGTTGTTCCAGTTTAGTGTCCGTGCCGTTGTTCAGCACTGCGAACGTTACGACTATGGAAATGATGTTCCTATATTGTGAATCCGTGGAATCGGGTGCCCTCGCCTTGTACCAGCAGGCAAGCACGCAGGCAACACCCCCATCAAGGCATTCCTACTGCTTCTACCACTGTGGTTCAAATGCTCCCGCCGACGCACCCATCCACGCAGAGATGCAGCAGATACCGGCTTCATGGGGAGGACTCGGAGCGTAGCCCGATTCGGTGTATTTTATTGGATAGATGTAACACAAGTTTTCAACCAATGGAGAGACAAAATGTCGATTTCCAAAATCATAAATGTTAATGACGGTAGTGGCCGTTCGTTCGAAGAAAATACGATTGCCG